GGGGCAGATATTCATGGAAATGATGATTTTTCACTTCGTACATCATCTGAATATGGCCGTTTAAATGTAGTTGAATATCTTATATCTCATGGAGCTAATGTTCACGCTGCTGATGATTATGCACTTTATAGGGCATGTAACAATGGTCATTTAGATGTTGTTAAATGTCTAATTAAAAATGGGGCGAATATAACTGATTCTATGATTCAACGTGCATCTCATAATGATCATTTAGATATTGTTAAATGTCTCATATTACATGGTGTGAATGTAATTGATTCTATTATTGAACGTGCATCTATTAATGGTCTTACTTATATTAATAGCAGCATATTATAGTATATGTTTATTTATAAAATAAAATTTTTATAAATATTAATTTAGTTAATTAGTTATGTTTACTCATGAAATAAACGGCTTCAGTTAATTTTTTCTTATCATCAGTGAATTTAAGTGCATCATTTAGTTTCGAATTGATCTCGCTAAATAAACGACTATTTTTGAAAAATTGTTCGTCACGACTGGAGAATAGATTATCGGAAATAATGAATAATCGATAATAACATAGGAACATGTCTTTAGATACGATTTCATTAATGAAATAGTCCACTCTAACGTTTCGTTCTTTTCCTTGTACAAATTTATAGAAGAAATCGAGTTTTTGTTCAATTTCATTCAATGCATAATGTTTCTGTAATTTTTGGGATTGTTTCAATAAATCCCATTGAATACTTGATTCGTTAGTAGGACGATCAACTTTTTCATTCAATTTGTTTAGGTATTCAATGAAGTCAAGAGCATCTTTCAATTCAGGATGAGATTTGCGAACATTATCTTTATTAACAACACTGTCAAAAGTAGTACGTAGTTTACGAGATGATGATGATGCCATGATTAATTGATATTGGAATATAATATTTCCAATTGATTTATTAAATATTCAATTTTATTAATATAAAAAAATGCCAAATATAACTTGTAAAATTGTCGGAGGGATGTCCAATCAATTATTCATAATCGCAGCAATGATTAATATATCTAAAAAATATCCTAATTATACACCAATTATTTATACATCGATGGTAGATGAACATATTCATCATCCTGATAAATTATACTATATTAAAAATATATTTGATATAACATTTGAAATAAATGATAAAGATACTCCATTGGGATATCATGAAATATCAGAAGATACTATAAATACATATCCATATGATACTACCGATCGTAATATTATATTAGTTGGATATTTTCAAGGTATGTCTTATCTTCCATCATTCTCAGTAATGGAAGAACTATTCCCATTTCCTATAGTTAAAAAAGTATGGAGTGATAATATTGAACCTGTAGGGATCCATATGAGACGAGGGGATTATTTAGGAGCTTCATATTTCCATCTAGTTCAACGAAATGAGATATATTGGAAAAACGCTATATTATATATGAAAAAATTATTACATAATAAAGATAATGTTAAATTTATAGTATTTTCAGACGATATAAACTGGTGTAAGACTTACTGTAAATCTATTCCAATTCCTTACCAAGATTTCATATTCATTGAAGAAGGTACCGACATCTATCAATTTTCATTAATGACTCAATGCGATTATTTTATTCTTTCGAATAGTTCGTTTTCGTGGTTGGGGAGTTTTTACAATCCTAATAGTAAATATCTAATTTGTCCTTATCCTTGGATCAATATAGAAAATAGATTAAATTCAGAAATTTATAAAGATCGTCCATTCATTATATTAACATAAGATTATATAAAATATATTAATTAATATATTTTGTTATTTAGAATAATTTGCGAACAATACGTGGATCAATTGGTCTCAATGTACGTGTTTGTTGTTTTCTTGGGGCCGCTGGGGGATGAAAATTAATACTATTATCAATATTATTATCATTGGTAATTTGTACTTTAAAATTAGTTAGATTAGGTATTGGGCTAGATGGCCTCGATGTAATATCGAATGTAGTTCCAGATTCGTTAGATGTCGGCTCCATGTTGTACAATATATGAAAATTAAAAATTAGATTATAAAAAATTCAATTTTATTTACAATCTTAATACTTTAACATCACATCCATATTTAATCAATAATTCAACAATATCTGTACGACCATTAATACCTGCAAATTTAAGTGCTCTATCATCCAGTGCATGAATATCGGCTCCATGTGATATAAGACATTCGACAACAGCTAAATTTAGTATCAATAATTGGAAATTTTTCTTTTTTATCATATAAATAGATAAAATACATTTTCATAAATTGTAAAGTATGAATAACTATCTTATTTGCCATATTACATGTATTTAATAAAGTCCATATGATTGAATCATTCTTAGCTATACTTTTTAGCGATGTTTTTATACATTTATAAGCTGGACGATTTTGTCCAGTATCGGGCGGTTTTTCTGTCATTTAATAATTATAAATAGAAATATAGTTAATTAAATATTCAATTGAGGATTTCTGTATAATTTATTGATGCTATTATATCACATGGAGCTTATATTCACGCTGGTCTCCGAGCAAGCTCGGATACAACGCAGTTGTATCTGGCTTCGACGAGACCCGACATAGTCGGTAATAATGATTATTCACTTCGATTTTCATCCTTACATGGTTATTTAGATGTTGTTGAATATCTTATTGAACATGGAGCCGACGTCAATGCTACCGGTGATAAAGCAAACATTGATTCTTTAGGCGATGACGCACTTACACATGCATCTGAATGTGGACATTTAGATATTGTCAAATATCTTATTAAGCATGGCGCCAATGTTAATAATAACGCACTTCGCTCAGCATCAGAGAATGGGCATTCAGATATCGTTGAATATCTTATAGCCAACCGATCCAACTGAGTTAAAATTCCAAGCAGCACCTGAAAATTAATATTATAAACTATAATATTATTATTATTTATAAACAACTTTCGTTGAAATATGGCGAAACTGTTGGCTCAAATTTATTGATACTTTCTATAAATATTTGTTTATAATACTCAACATCATGAATATCATCAAAAATAAAAAATTCTCGTTTCCTATTAATTCGTAAATAACTGCATTTTCGATGAATATAATGCTCCAATTTATGACAATTATCTACTTCAAATAATAATACAACAGTATAAGGGCGAGGTATCGATGTATTATATAATTCACTCAATCTACAATCGATAGATCGCGTAGTTTTCCCTATTTTACATATATTCGGAAGATAGGGATTCGTCAATAGATACACATAACCATTCATATCTTTTATTATAACTAATTGGATTTTTTAGAGTAACCAATGACCGCACACGTTAATCTCTTACCAGAATTCCCAGTTTTTTTAGATTCCTTATTACCACCACGTCCAAGATCATCCTCTTGTTCATGTATAATGACAGACCTACCAATAATTTCACTCACTTCAAATTTTGATGTAGAGATACTCATAATACATGTTCCGTCTTCATCTACATAAATATTCCCTAAATCACCAGCATGACTATTATCATCTTCTAACCCGCCATGATCGTTATCATCAGGATTATAATGAGCACAACAACCATCACATTTATCTCTCAAATCGCCTCTGTCATGTATGTGCATTCCATGATATCCCTCTTCAAGTTCCCCTTCTACATTAACAGAAATTAGAACAGACCCTTTCTTCTGTGTGAATAAAACATACCCATCTACATCACCATTCTGAAATACAGCAACACCCTCCATTTTAATTAATTGTCATTTAATTCTTTAACGGCTGATAATAGTTCAATTGAATATTTTAATCTTTCATATTTTTGAACAAAAAATGAAATTAAGCGATACTAATAACGTGGGGGATTTATATCCAGCTCTTGCTCTCGAATGGCATCCTTCTTTGAATGGAAATTTGAAAGCAAAGGATGTAACTCTGGGAAGTGGTAAAATTGTATGGTGGAAATGTTCTAAGTGTGAGGATCATGTATGGCAATATTCGGTTAGGCATCGTGTAAATGGTAGTAAATGTCCTTTTTGTAGGTCATTAGGAAGTCTTTATCCTAATATAGCTATAGAATGGCATCCAACACTTAACAATCCTTTAACATCTACAGATGTGAGTCATGGTTCAAAACAAATGATTTGGTGGAAGTGTTTGAATCATAAATCGTGCGACGAACATGTATGGCAAGCTACTGTTAATAGTCGTGTTGCTAGTAGTAGCTGTTGCCCTTATTGTATAATTGGTACAAAAAAAGTGTGTACATGTAATTCATTTGGGATTCTTTATCCTAATATAGCAATTGAATGGCATACTACAATGAATGGGAATTTAAAATCGACAGATGTGAGTCATGGTTCCAAACAAAAAATTTGGTGGATTTGCAAAAATCCAACACGTAAATGTGGTGATAATATATGGCAGGCTACTATTAATAGTCGTGTTTCTGACGGTAAATCGTGCCCTATTTGTGCAACGTCTCATGGAGAAAAGAAAATTCATGAACTATTGACAATAATGAAATTAACTTATGAACCACAATATAAAATATATATTAACAATATATTAAAAATAGATTTTGCAGTATTTTATTTAACTAAAATTATTATGATAGAATTTGATGGTGGACAACATTTTTTTTCTGTTAAGTTTTTTGGTGGTGAACCGAAATTCAATAAACAGCGCAATCGTGATTTATTAGTTGATAAATATTGTAAAGATAATAAATTAGATTTAATTCGTATTCCGTACTGGGATATTAATAAAATTCAAGAATATTTAGATAAAATCTACACAATAAACGATGATGTATTATTAGCACCATCATCAGATTATTACACTAATATTCAACTCTAATTAATTAAATAATATTATATTTTATCATGTGAAAGAATTTGACAGATTCAACCTCGTTGTTCTTAATTCACATTTAAATCTTTAATTGTACTAATTATCCATATACGCGGTTTTATGAGCGTATTAGCAGCTGCACTTATTCCCGAATAATCTGGACCATTTGCATTAATTGTTTGTACATAAGCCCTCTCTGCGACAGAAAATGTATGAACATTAGAAGGTAATATATAAACATCTGTACCCTCTGGCACATTAACATTATTTAATTCATTAGGAGTAACAACAAGTTCGTAATTAGCTGGGTCTGTATCTACATAGTCAAACGAGACAAGCCCATAATCTGTAGTCGTATCATATATAGAAATATTAGTATATAGAGATTTACCATATATAGAATGATTTACCCCGAAAACTGCTACAATACTTTCATTTGCATTTATATTATTAAAAATAGGGGAAATCGTATAAATCACATCTCTGTTATCGAACAGACATGTACGGCACGCTTGTATACAATCATATCCGCTATCATAGTTATATTCCTCATAAAACAGATGCGGTTCGATATTATATATATATTGATACGATGATGGTAATGCTTTTAATAATTTAGATAGATATAACTCAGCTTGAGCGTTAAATACTGCAGTTGTTGGTGCTTCTGTTAATTCATTGAAGTATGTATTTCTTGGAGTTAACTCTACTGATGAAATAGTTTGAGAAACGTCGTAAGTATGTTGATATTTAATTACAGTACAAAAAGTGTTTGTATCACTATAATATTTTAGAGCTGCTTGTTCGTCTTCGAATAATGCCGTTCTACCAAGAACTGTTAGATTAGCATTTCTACCGATAAATGGAATTTTCATAACTAAAGGTTTATACTTAGTATCTAAATCATTCACGAATTTATTTATAATATCATTATTACATCCTACAATGAGAGCCCACGGCTGATTAAAGTCTAATCGAGAATTAACATTATTAATAGTATTTGCTAATGATGCCGCCAATTCGTCTCCACTGCATTTATTAGGACTATTTATTAAATATGCCGTGAAGCCCCAATAGGAACAAACTGGAGGTAAAAAACCATATAAAACAAACAATTCGTTTGGGTCTAATTGGAATGAACTAATTGCTAGCTGGTCAGTTAATGGTATACCTTCAAATGACGATACGGAGGGATAAGACCAATTAGGTAGCGTGTAAGGAGAGGCAGGATTTTGTCCAAAACATGATGGCTCTTTTCCTTCCAAACACAACGATAAATCGGATACTTGCAGTTTGCCGGTTCTTAATTCTTGCCACTCACTCAATCTAATCCCAAGTTCTTCTCTAATTTTATCTGGTAATGATTGTCGTGTATTTGGTGTATTATAGTAAATAAATATTACCGTTAGTATTATCATTATCGTTGATAATATAGATAATAATACTATAATTATTATGTTATTCATATTTTAATATAATAAAAAATAAATTTATTATAATATTGATAGTTCCAGATGATAATAATATATTATTGGTATTTTTTTAAATACTCGATAACATCAGTATGCGAATTATTAGCGCATGCCCATTTATACACTCTATCATTCTGGACATGAACATCTGCATCGCCAAGAAGGCGCCAGTACTTCGGCTGCTCCATTATTAATCAGATATTTAATAACATCTAAATGATTCTGTTGACATGCTGATATAAGTGCTTGATTATTATCACCGACTGTGTCGGGTCTTGGCGCAGCCGCAGGCTCAAGAGCCATGCTTGGCGATGCAGCCAGACCAG